GGGTAAGACAATTTGAAGATTACAAGCCGGAATATTTTTGCGCCAACGCAACACCAGGAACAACCGACATGACTACAGCAATTGAGACAGCGTTCTCTTTTGCTAAGACAGCCAAAGGCGTTTTAATGCTTTCTGGTATATATGGGGTAAGTAAGGTTTCGTTATTTGACGCAATAGATTTAATGGTCAGGGCAGATAGTGCGGAATTAAAGGCTATATCAACGACAGCACAAACCGCAGTTTTAGAAATTGATAACGCATATGAATTTGTTTTAGAAGGGAAATTACTTATCAACGGCAGTAACAACACAAATTACGACAACGGTCTATTGCTTAAAACAAGTGCAGGTTCTTCCCTTGGCGGCAACGGGGCAATAACCAGGGCAACTATAAATAATGTAATATTTTTGAATTGTAAAAATGCTTTAAAGATAGGGGCATATAATGTTGACACGCAACTTTCTGAGTTGTCTTTCAGCAATCTTAATATGATCGGTTGCCCTGGCGCAGTTTATCACGGAGGTTCTCAAGCTGTTGCAAGTTTTATCGGTTGTAGTTTGGTGTCTGAACCAAATGCCAACTATCCAGCGGCTCCTGAATATTTGTTAAGACAGGAAGGCGGTTCAGTATCGGTTTTGGGCGGTGAAGCTGTTTTGGCCGCTGGAACAATTGGAACAGCAGCAATACTTTTGCAACCTGCATCAAGTTCTACATACAGCAGTCCATATGGGCAATTCAAATTCATTGGGGCATTGGTAGAAACTGGCGCAACGCCACTACTCCAGATAGAAAACCCAAGGAGTATAACAACACCATCAAGCAGTCAATCTTCCGCTGTATTTACCTCGTGTGGTGGTTATGTAGGGTCTGCTCCGACAGTTACTATTATCACGGTATCAGATGTAACATATACAGGAACAATAAACGCACATTCAAATAACTTTTATATTGGAGTAGGAGAGTCTGCTAGAACTGCATATACAATAGATGCAAGCACCAGCCTGACGAAGATAGATATTGATAAGGGATCTTTCGGCCTTGGTTTCCCTGATTGGATAGAAGGGATAAATGGCGGAATTTTGATTCATGGTCTTGAGCATTACCTTTATGTCTCTGATTTAGATTCTCAACAGGTACTTGCAAGCGCAACCGATACGTTGCTTTTCAAAACAGCCAAGGTAACAGACCAGCACCATAGGGGATCTTTGACATATAATCCTGTTAATGGGACATATGTTGTCCCTGCTGGTGGAGCGAAGAGACTTAGGATCGAAGCATATTGTAAGGCCGCGTCTGGTAGTCCGGCAGGGGTTATAAGAATAGTTAAGGATTCTGTTGACGATGCCGAGGGTGTTATCTCAGGGAATACTTTGTACGTTTCTGGAGACTATTATGATGTTGCCAAAGACACTACATTTGAAATTGAGTTTAACAACACCTCCGCTGGTCCTGTAGCTTTTGGCGCGTCGGCTATGGATAAACTTCAAATTTTCATAGAAAATTAAAATGACGACTTCCGGTAGTTACGATAAGACAACGACAATGGTCGAGATAATAACCGATGCTTTCTCTCATATCGGTGTTATTGACGATAGCCAGACTTTACCGGCTGATAAGTATGTTTACGGAAAAAGAAAATTAAACGAGTTGATGTCTCTTTTCTCAACACACAAGGGATTATGGCTTGTTTCTGATACTACGGTAACTTTAAAGCCAGGGACCGCTTCATATACTGTAGGCATTGGGTTAACAATAGCTATCCCTAAACCGATGCAGGTTTCACATGCGCGAAGAGTGCAGGTTGGTGGCAATGAGATATCGATAGTTGTCGAGCCAAGAGAAGAGTACATGAGCATACCAAACAAGACTCTACAGGCTCCGGCGAACTGTGTTTATTACGACAATCAGAGGGATTCAGGGGTGCTATACGTCTGGCCTACAGGGACCGCAACAGAAAGCACGATCATTATAACCACACAAAGACCGATTCAAGACTTTGATTCAGAGGGGAATAATCCTGACTTGCCGAAAGAATGGATTTTGTGTCTTGGATATCAGCTGGCAACGATCATAGCGCCAAAATATAAAGGTGGAGTAGTTCCGGCAGATGTGAAGATCATGGCTGATCAGATGATGAGTGCTCTGATGATCTATGACGAAGAAAAAACATCGGTATTTTTTGCATGAACATCCCTCTCACGCTAGGCGATTATAACGGACGGTCTGGAACGGCAAACTGTCAGGAACTCGTTAACATGATGGCCGAGGCGGATATCCAGGGTGGTGTGTCTCCGTTTATCCTTGTCAATACCCCAGGTTGTGAAACGTATATTGATGTTTCAGGTATGGGCGAGGGGAGAGGTGGTTATATGTATCCGTCTATTGCCTTGCGGTAGTCGGTGATAACGTCTATCGGATCAATACAGTAAACGAAGTTAAGGAAAAGGTTTACACACTTTTAACGACAGTAGGGGCAGTTAATTTCGCTGAGAATCCTACGCAAATAATGCTGATAGACGGCACTTACGGGTATGTGTACACAAAGTCAACAAACAAGATGACACGGATTCTCGACGCTGACTTTCCTACTCCGAAGGCGTGTTGCTTCAAGGATGGTTACGGGGTGGTTGTAGCGGCAGACACAGGGCGCTTATATTCATCTGCAATCAATGACTTTACCTCATGGGCAGCACTTGATTTTGTAACCGCAGAATACAAGCCTGATAACCTTGTTTCCTGCATAGCGGCTATTGATTCTTTATTTGCGCTGGGAGAAAAGACAGTTCAAACCTACTACAACAGCGGCTCTACAACATTCCCGTTTGATAACCGGCAGGGCGCTAATATGTCCGTTGGTTGTGGGGCGAAAGACTCTGTAGCTGAAGGGCAAAACCTGGCATTTTTCGTTGACGATTCATTCCAAGTAAGGATGATTGATGGTTACGTGCCGAGAGTAATATCAACGCCTCAGATTGATTACCGTATTGCCCGTTTAACCGACCCTGAAACAATAAGAGGGTTTCTTTACGTTCAGGACGGGCATTCATTCTATGCAATGCTTCACCCTGAATTATGCCTTGTTTACGATATAACCACCTCGCAATGGCAAAGAAGGATTTCAGGGGTAAACGATGCTCGTTATCGACCTGGCTGGATAGCACAATACGGCAGCATGGTTCTTGCCGGGGACTATACAAATGGGAAGATTTACCAGTTGAAACCTGATGTGTATCAAGACAACTGATTGCCTACTCCCTGGCGTTTCACTCTTCAGGCAGTACAGGCCGAAAGAAAGATGATCGAGCATCATATGCTTGAGATTACCATTGACACTGGCGACGGCCCAGGAACCCCTAAACTATGGATGCAATATTCCGACACCGCAGGGAAAACATGGTCAACCGAGCGATGGGAAAGTATGGGAGAAATAGGCGAGTTTGGCCGAAGAGTAAGATGGGACGCATTGGGACAAAGCAGAAACAGAACATATCGAATAGGTGGAACTGATCCTGTGCCGAGAAATATCGTTGCCGCAAAACTTGAAGGAGTTGTCCTTGGCTTTTAGCATTAGTCCTATACCGCCACCTTTGAAAAACATCATTGCCGATGCGATAGGGATTATTACGCAGCCTTGGGCTAATTTCTTCAGTTACCTATTTAACTACACACAGATAAGATGGAACGATATTAATATCGGCGGTGCAACACTCGCCAAAGCAGCATCAAATCAACCTGACATTATAGCAATTGCAGGAACAAGTGTAATTACCTATGCCCTTAGAGGATCTTCAGGAATAGACGAACTTCACGGCGCTTTTGAATTGCAACACGACTACCAGGAAGGAACGGACATATATCCACATCTTCACTGGTATCCAGACAATACCGGAGCGGGTAATGTAATACTTAATCTTGATTACGTTGTCATTCAATCGACAGGGAATATAACCGGAACTTTTGCAGTAACAACAGCATCGCCGGGGGTTGCGTGGCAGTCTGTGTTTTCAGAATTTGGCGCAATAACAGGAACCACCTTAAAAATAGGTGCACAAATTCATTTGAGGCTATGGCGAAACGCAAGCGCAACCGGCGACACATACGCAAGCAACATAGCAATAGGTACTTTAGGAATACATCACCAGATTGATTATCCAGGTAGTTTACAAAAAACAAGCAAGTAATAAGAAGGAATACGATGATAAAAACAATTAGTTTATGCCCGACATGCTACAAGAAGATTGAAGCCACAATTTCATTTATTGACGGCCAGGCCATCATGAATAAGGGATGCGATAAGCACGGTAAATTTTCTGCTATTGTCGATAAAGACGCACAGCATGTAAGCAACTTCTATCGGTATGGTTCTCTTGGTAAAAATAGCAACATGATAATTCATATTTATGACGAATGTAATATGAATTGCAAGTGGTGCTATTATGGTGGTGACGGTTCTTATAATAATGTGAGTTTTGAATATTTCGACACATTGTTGCGACCGGCTTTTATGCCGATGGGATTTAACCTGATGTTATCAGGTGGAGAACCGACACTCAGACCAGACTATTTTGAATTTGTACGAAAAGCAGTAAGTGCAGGGTGGGGAGTGTCGACAATTACTAATATGTTGAAGTTAGGAGAAGGCAAGTTTTTTGAGCAAACGTTGAATGAAGGAAACTTTATTTATGGGATTGATGGCTACCGTTTTGCAATGTCCATGCAACATCCTAAGAACTATTCAGACGAAATTTATAAAACAAAACTTCAGGCGCTAGAGCATTTAAAGGCAACTGGATTAAGGGCTGATTGTGTTGTTTTCTCTATTCAGGATTTATCAGAACTCGAATTTATAAAAGAGTTTTACGACAAAACGAAGACTCTTTATAAAATGCTCAGAATAAGGACAATGTTTAATAACTGGAAAAACAAAGGTGAACAAACTATTTATCTTTCTGAATTACATAGAGCGTTTACTGACAAGTTTGCAGAATATACACCTAAGACATGTGAAAGATCAGAAATAAGCAATATTTATTGCCTGTATATGGACACCAATGAGGGAAGGGAAATATCTATTTCCTCTTCTCCAAATGTCCATAATGTTGACTACAATATTTGTCATAGGCCGGTTTACATGCTGGCAAATGATGGAAATGACTACTCCGTACCTGTTGCCCAGATAATCAATGAGGGCATATCGAAGGGATGGA